ACACCTCGGCGATAAACTGCATTCCGGCGCTCGAGCCGTCCGACGTTGAGCCGACGGCGAGGATCTGGCCGTCGATGTACTGCCCCGCGACACACGGGTAGGCCGTGAAGGCCGTGTCCTTGATCCGCTTGATTCCGATGGTCCCCGCGCCACAGCAGAGGATTCTCCGCGCGATGCCAAGGGAGTTTGTGAAGAAGGTCGACATGAGCAGGTCCGACCCCCCAACGGTGGTGAGTGGACTGGTGGCCTGCGTGAGCAGGTTGGACGGGTCCGGCGGGATCGGGTCGAGGTCTTCTGCTTCTGCGGTCATGGGATGCGACTCCTGCTTTTATGGTGTTGCGTAAACGCCTGTCGAATAGGCATGCATGTTCGCCTCGTCCGCCGCGGTGGCTACTCCCGACTGGACCCAGAATTCCACCATGGTCATTGACGCGAAGTTCAGCGTACCCAGGCCATCGGCGCCGAGCGTCACGCCCCCAGCGCTGGCAGCGCTGCCCCCGCTCTTGCCCGAATTGATCACGACCCCGTCCTGCACCAGCTTTCCGGAAGACCCGTTGAAGGTGAGCTCCAGAAGGTGCCAGCTTCCGAGGGTGATGTTGCCGCTCACCCAAGACGACCCGTCACTGCTCACGAAGGCCTCGGCGGTGCCGCCGATGATGCCGCACCGCATGGTCCCAACGCCGAGACCATCGAAAAGATCCTGCTCGTATGTCTCCGGTGGAATTTTGGCGATGAGCCACGCCGTCACGGGACCGGCGAGACCGAACGATGCCGTCTGCAAGAACGTCCCGGACGTGAGGCCGCCCGCAAAGACCAGCCCGGGGCCACCCGTAGGGCCGGCCGCGGCGACCACCGAGGGTCGCGCGGCCGACGTCGCCTGAGTTGCGGTGCGCCCATGCCCGCTCGCGTCCGGAAGCGAAGCCACGGCGCCGAGCGTCGCGGGCACGACCAGCCCAAGCGCGACGGCGGATAGATCGCGCGGAGTCCACACGGGTCCGCCGCCGCCGATGCGCGGCTGGCCGATACCGAGACCGAGACCGAGCGTCCTCACGGCGTGCGCTTCGGTGGCGTGGTCGGCGGCGTCCGGTTGTGTGGCGACAGCCGTTGGATGTGGACGCACGCCGGATGATGCGTGAGACCGTCCGGTCTCGGGATCGGCTTTGGGAACTCGCCGCACCGGATGAACATGTGGGCGCAGACGGGGCAGGGGGCGTGATCAGCCATGGTTAGTTGGCTCCGATCGGTAGCATGAGGATGTTGAAGCGCACCGCATCCGCGGTCGAGGCGTTGGGCAAGCTCGAGCCGCTGTTCCAGTCGATGGTGAAGCCGCTCGCCGTCTTCGAGAGGATCTTCACGACGCTCCCGTTTGGCCAGTATCCACCCGCGCCGTCCTCGAGCTGGATCAAGACGAGCGGGGCGGATGGCATGGTGCGACCAAAGGCGACCGTGATGAGGCCCGCGCTGCTTGGCGACGTCCCGGTGGTCACGCTGATCAGCATGCCCGCATCGGTCGCGGTCGTGATGAAGCCCGCTCCGGTGCCGAGCCCGGTGCCCACCTGCGCGATCGTCGGTGCCGCGTCGCCATTGGGCTCGAGTCGCAGCAGCCCGGCGAACCCAACGTCACGCTCGTAGCGATTGCCAAGGCGGGCGTCCACGAAAGACGTGTCGGTGCTCAGGACGTAGTGGACGGGCACATAGTCGCCGGCGTAGTCGTCGACCTGGAAGCCAGTGACCACCACCGTCGCCTTGCACGCGTCGAAGCCTCCGGGCGAGATGTTGAGCGAGACCGCGCCCAGGCTGGCGTCGTAGACAAATGGGAGCGTGTGTCGCTTCCAATTGGCGCCCAGCGCCACCTGCTCATCAAGCATCACGTTGCCGTTACCATCGTTGAAGATCGACACGTTCAGCGTGGTCGACGGGACGGTCCCGCCTTGCTTTGCCCAGAAGGAGAGGAAACCGTTCCCTTTGATGTTCGCCGTATTCAGCGCGACCGTCAGCGCCTCGCCGAGGCCCTGGGCCGGCCACACCCCGTTGGTGATCTGCGTGCCGCCGGCGCGTTGAAGGATCGTGGCGCGCGAGGTTCCCCACGGGTCCGTCTGCCCAGCGGTGATCCCGATGGATCCGACGTTGCCCCACTTCGTGAAGTCTTCCGAGTCGACGGTGATTCGGTTTCGCACCTCGGGTGTCTCGTTGCGCCGCGCCTGCCCATCAAAGTAGAGCCCGGCCGAGCACGCGCCGACCTGCACCACCGCCATGCCGCGGCCACCCATCTTGAACTCGCGGAAGGCCATTCCAAGCGGGCCAGTCATGCGGTTCGTATCGTCGAAGACGCCGCGGCCGCCGGTGTCTCGCGTGCCTTCGGTGATGATCGCGGAGTCGTCCACGCCGATCGGGTAGCCCTGAAAGTAGTTGGCCGAGTAGAGGATCCGCGACACCGGAGTCAGGATCGCAATCGCCGACACGCTTCCCGGGAAGATCAGGGCCGACACTCCCGCGTAGTTCGAGAGAGTGCCCGAATGTGCCCAGGTGACCGAGGTCGCGGTGCGGGCCGTGCACGTCCAGGGGCCGCCCTGGTAGTCAGAATGGGCCACGACGGGATCGCCCAGGATGTAGAACTGATCGCCTACCTGGACCCCGTGGTCGGTGCCGTTGTTGGGAAGGACGGTCGCAGTCGCGCTACCTCCGGTCCAGCTGTACGCGGTGACGGACATGGCTCCCGGCGCGTAAAACTGATTGGCCCGAATCTTCGGTGCAAGCGTGGCGACGGCCGTGCCGCCGGGGGCAACGATCTGGATCCGGTTGCGTGCGGTGGTGAAGGAGAGCTCGAGCTCCGCTCCAAACTTGCACGTTTCGATACCCGAGATCCCGTCGGCCGAGTCGTTCTCCGCATAGAGAGTAATGTCGGGCGCGGTGACCTGGTACCAGCCATAGAACTCGTCGTGGTCGAAGTCGACGTGCGCCACGCCGTGGAGGATGAGCGAAGAGCCACCGCCCTGAGCCTGGACCCAGACGTTCTGGGAAAACTTCGTTTCAGTGGCCGTGCCGACCGAACACCCCTGAAAGCAGTGATAGAAGTGACACCGCGACAGAAAGCCGTAATAGACGGAGTCGTCGATGTTGAGTGCGAGCCCGGTCGTGTCGTGAAAGAGCACCCGCTCGAGGTGGAGGTTGCCCTCGTAGAATCCGGTAAGGCCAGCGGTGTCGATCGAGCGAGCGCCGCCCGAGAAGAAGATGTCCGAGAGCACCAGTGCCGGCCCGTAGTATTGGCCGATCCCACCGTTGACCCAGGGTGCCGCCAAAAATAGCCCCGTGCATCCGGCGGCCACCAGAAACCCGGTTTCGTTCTGGGTGTGCCCGGTTATCTTCAGATTGGCCGTTGTCTCGATCAGGTTGCCAGTCGCTCCGCTGGCCTGAACCACCATGGTGCGCTTAGCTCGAAGGTGAATCGGCTTGGTGAAAACGAGGTTGGTCACCTTGAAGGTGCACCCGTCGGCCAGGAAGATTTCTCCTCCCGCCGACGTGAAGATGTCGTGGGCGGCCCGTACGAACGCCGTCGCGTCGACCGTTCCCGTCGGATCTGCGCCCAGCTCGCGGATGTCGATAGTGCTTGGGTACTGAAGACCGATGTTCTGAACCACGAGTCGCGCGGTCACCGAGTCGTATACGCAGGAGACCACGCCCTTTCGGGGCGGCAAGGTGACCGACTGACCGCTTCCGGTGATGATTCGATTGGTCGCAGTGCTCGAAAGGTCCTCGTTGACGATCGTCATGGCCTCGGTCGTCGTGTTTTGAAACACGACGCGCTGACCGCCGGCCCAGCCGCCAGACGAGAGGGCGAAGCCTCCGACCGCGAAGGCTCCCGTGGGGCCCGTGAGACGCACGAGCACCGAACCGTCGACGACGATGTTCGAGTTGAGTCCGTTGGCGACGGCCGTGCCGACTTGACCGTCAGCCGCTGCGGTCGCCGTGAGGTCGGTGCTGTTGTTCTCGGGATTGTCTACAACCGAGGCGCTCCCCAGCACGCGCAGGACGGGGCGCGTCGGGAGGATGTTGTTGCTGGAGTCCTGGATATCCTTTTGCAGGAACTTATCGAGGTACGTCTCGGGATTGTTCGCCATGGCGCGCCTCTCAGAAGGGCAGCCCGAAGAGCGCGGAGAAGCGCGCCCACAGGCTGTTGTAGGTGAAAAAGCCGTTTCCCGACGCCACGACGCGCGAACGCGTGTAGCCAGTCGACCCGGTGTCGTTGCCGAAGAGACGAGCCTCGCTGGGATACCAGTTTTGCCCGCCGTCGATGCTGAGGATCTGCCCCGAGCCGCCGGGCGTCGACTCGTCCGCGAGCGTGCATACGAGGGTGGGGCCTACAGTGCCCGGACTGACGGGCGCTAGGCTTCCCATATCCGCAATGTCCGCTGTCGGCGCCGAACCGAGCTGCGTCGTCCACGTGACGCCGTCGGGACTACGAAGGATCGTCGTTGCGAAGACACCCGTCTGCACCATGAGAATCCAGCAGGGCCCCAGACCGTCGTTGCACCACGACAGACCGACGATGCTCGCTCCCGAGGGGAGCCCCGATAGGGTGGCTGATTGCGTCCACGCGGCGCCGTTGGTGCTTTTCCACACCGGCGTCGCCGCTCCCAGCGCCGCGAACGCCGGCACCGCGAGCACGTGGTCCCCGGAGGCAGGCACGCCCAGCGGGTCGACCGTCGTTTTGAGCAGCCACTCGGAACCGTTTGGCATATTCGGCAATCCGGCGCTGAAGTCGTGCCATGTGGATCCGCTATCGCTCGAGCTCGAGAAGCCGGCGCCGGCGACGTTTTGGGCGGCGAGCGCGTAGATGATCGAGCCGTTGAACGCGACGCAGGACAGCTTGCCGATCGTTCCGGGGTTGCACTGAAACGTTCGTTTGACCGTCCACGATCCGCTGGCGAACTGATACGCCGTGAAGTTGTACGGATTTCCGGAGGGATTGTGCTCGTGAGTGAAGACCCAGTACTGCCCCGTCGACGATGGATCGGGCGAGACGGCCGCGTCCGAAACGGCTGCGTACGTCATTGTCTGAGTGGCCCCCAGCTGCCTCCACGCGGCCGCGGCGCCTGCGTCGAGGCCCTGGCCCTGGAATGCGTCCCACTGCATCGAGCCTTGGTGGAACGTGACGAGGATCCAGTTGTTGTCGTAGTCGTAGCAAGCCGCTCCGAAGTCGGCTCCGCCGGGGCCAGCCGTGGCCACGAAGCTCGGCTTCCAGTCCACCGCCGGCCCGGCGGCGATGCGCACCCGAAGCCACGCCGTCCGGTCCAGCGTGCCCTCGCTGGTCGTGCCGAAGTTCGTGGCGTTGGGCGCGTCCGAGTCGTCGATGAGCTCGACCTCGGCCGGGTAGTTGGTAGGGTCTCCTGCGTAGCCGTGCATGGTCAGCCTCCGTCCGGAATCCAGAATCGCGCGCGTCCGTCCGTCAGCCTCGCGGGCACCTGGACGCCGTTCACCACCTTCGAGCTATTGCCCCATGTGCCATCGGGGTCGCCGCTCACGACCGAGCCGGGGACGAAGAGGGTCGGGTCGTAGCTGTAGATGATGGCTTCGACCCAGCAGTGCGCGCCCTTCCACTGGGCGACCTCGGCCAGGATCGCATCGACGGCTGCGCGAGGCACCGCGTGCCCGGTCCCGACGCCGTCGTACGTGCCCCAGACGCCCACAAGCGACGCAAGGGTCGCCCCCGTGATCGACCACTCGCACGGGTAAACGATGATCCAGAGGTCCGACCACCAGCCGGCGCGCTCCGGGTTGGAGACAGAGTCCCAGTCCCATGCCGCGACCGCCTTCGTGATGGTGCCGTCCGGCGCGATCGAGACCCAATTGCCATTGCGGTCGACGACACGCACCGTCGGCGTGTTGCCGATGTACTCCTGGATCTGCTGACAGAGGATCTCCGAGCTACCGGCGTTTGCCCAATCGTCTAGCCATCCGGGAAGCCTCGACGCGTAGTGCGCGTCCGTCTCGGCCTCGCCTTGGATGATGCCGCGCGAGAGGCCGATGAGTGGGAGGGCCGTCGACGCATCCACGGCCTGATTGCTCGCGCCCAGCGAGTATCCGGGCCACCAGCTCCCGACGCCCTCGATCGCGAGCTCGAGCAGGACGTCCGCCTGGAACGCCATCCCCCACAGCATCTTGAAGCCGTTGTTCAGCCCTGGGCGATTCGATAGCCACTTGGGGACAAAGGCTCGAAGCCAATCGCGGACGCCTCGCTTGCTCATGCCAGCGTCACCAGGCGAACGTTGATTGTGATCTCGTCGGTGGCCACCTCGCCGGCGACGAGCGCCAGGTCCTCCGCCCCCTCGACGCTGAAGATCGTCTGCGACACCTCGCCGACGGCGCTGTTGATCCCTGTCGCCCAGAGCCCGGTCCCCTGGTCGGTCGTGACGCCACCTACCGGGTAGTTCGAAAGCCACGCGGTAAGGGCCGTGCCCACCTGCGTCGCCAGCGCGGCGGCCGTCAAGCCCGGTTCGGCCTCGGCCCACACCGTCAGGGTCTGCGCGTAGGGTACCTCCGTCGCGCCGCTCACGTTCACCGTGACGCAGTCGGGCCGCACGCCGGAGAAGGGCGGAGACAGGCCAGGGACGCCCGACTCGATCGAGGTCACGACGCCGGCGACGTCATTGGGATCCGGCGATCCCGAGGGCGACGCGACGACGATCGTGACTGTGCCGGTGTGCGAGCTCCGGCTAATGCTCTGACGGTTGATGTTGACTGGCGCGCCGGTCACCGCGTTCAGGGCGACGGTGATCGCGAACGCATATGCGTTTCGTGGACCGCGCACCGAGAGTGCCCCGAGCTTGGCCAGGCAGAGCGCTACGAGCCCGGGGTCGGAGAGCGCGTCCGAGCCGGCAATCGCCGCGGCGTTGCCGCACGTGACGTTCTGCATGGCCGTCTGAAGCGTGTCGATCTCGCCCGGCGGGGCGTTGCCGATCGACCCGGAGACGGTGCACTGGATATTGATGGTCTGCGCGGAGAGGGCGCCGAGCGCGATGACACTCTGATTGGTGTACGTCTGCCCGCTGGTCGAATCGAGGAAGGTCGCCGCCCCGACCGGGTAGTTGAAGACGCCCCCGCCAGTATTCGTCAGCGTGAGGGCGCCGGTCGCGAAGGTCGCGACGGGCCGAGTGACGCCGTAGACGTAGAAGGCGAGGAGCGAGAGCCAGCCGCCAGACGCCGTGGTGAGAAAGCCACTGGCGATCGCCTGGGCGAAGAGAACGGTGAAGTTCGCGTAGGCCGCGGTGATGACCGTCAGCATCGTCGACATCGAGCCGCCGACACGCCAGAGGTCGGCGCGGATGCCCATCGCGACGAGCGCCGTGACCGCGTTTGAGCGCGCCTGCGTCGCTGTCACCGGGACGAGCAGCTGCTGTACGGAGATCATAGGGGGACGAGGCCTCCGGCCGCCGTGTAGAGGAAGGTTAGGCTCGTCACGCTCCCGTTGACCTGGATCGCGATGGCGAGCGTGTAGCTCGCGGGTCCGTTGCCATCGGTCGTCGACGTCAGCGTGGAGGAGATCGAGTCGATGCGCGGATCGAGCGCGAGCTGCTCGTCGACCTTGCGCGTGATCTGCGCGAGGTTCGGGGATGTACCCGAGAGCATCTCCTCGACGCCGATCCCCAGCGTGGGATCGTCGGGATTGCTACCGGGCGTCTCGAGCAGCCGGTGGAAGACGTCCTGCGTCAGCGACTGCAGATCGCTCGTCGTCTCACGAGCGAAGGCGTCGACGTCGAGCATGCAGACGACGTCGGGGACGGTGAGGGGGAGGCCGGTGGTCGCCATCACGCGGCCTTCGTTGTGAGGGTGGCGGCCGGCGGTAGCGCCCCGATGGCGGTGCCCAGCGTGGCCGCGGCACCGGTGACGACCGGGTCAGTCGCGGTCGACAGTGAGCTTGCGAAGGCAGCCAGCGCCGCGGCCACGCCGGTCGCATACGGTGCTCGAGCCAGCGGCGTGGCCGCTACCGGGTCGCCGATGATCGTCGACGGCGCCGTGGTGCCGATGTTCACGGCGACGGTCGCGTCGACGGTGACCTGAAGGGGCAGCGTGAGCGTCGAGTATCCAATCACCCGCGGGCTCGTAGGGTCGTTGCCAACGAACTGGACGAGGACCTCGAGTGCGTCCGGCAGAAGCGACGAGCAGCCCGCCACACCCGTCCACTCGGGGCAGGGAATGAGGTCCGGCATCGTCGCCGGGAGACCGGTCAGCGGGTCACGGTCGACGGCCTGGAGGACGGCCAGGGCCGGCGTCTCGCCCTGCGACACGAAGCGGTAGCGGTAGGTTCGGACGCCGGCGAGTTCACCGAACTCTGCGACCATCGTCCGAAGGGCCGCCTGCAGCCTATCGACGGTGTTGGTCGAGCAGGACGCCTTCGCGTGGCTGCCGCTGGCGTCGAAGTGCTGCTCGACGCTCCGGACGATGAGCGGCACCGGACCGAGCCGGAATGGGTCGGCGAGAATCGTCCCCGGAACGATGAGGGTGTCGCACGTGAGCTCCGCGACCTGAGTAAGCGGATCGAACGAGAGGATCTCGAGGGAGAGATCGGGCGGTACGGGCGGCCGGACCGGCGCGACCGTGGTGACGCCCGTCACGAGGTCCACCCACCAATCCACGCCGTCGAGGACGCGAGAGGCGCGCCCGTTGCTTCGCGCGTAGTCCGTCCCATATAGCGTGGGGACGGCGTCGACAACCTGCTCGAGCACGAGCGCCGCAGTGGCATTGCGCACGACCGTCGAGGTAAGCGCGCCTGCCGGATCGTTGAAGTGCTGCGCTGGGACGGTCTTCGACCAGCCTCCCTTGCCGGCTAGAACCCGCACGCGGGCGGTCGCGACGAACACGCCCGCGGCGAGCGGATCGATCACTCCGAGAAGCGTGATGATAGGCGTTGACGGAGGCGCCCCCACGACGATGACCGCCGGGCCGGAGCTTGGCGCTGTGGCTGCGATGTCCGGGTCGAGGTCGACGTCGATGAAGGGCACGCCCCGCCATGGGTTCACGACGCGCATCGAGACGACCCGGAGCCCGTTCAGGGTGATTGCGCTCACGGCCCCCCCAGTGCGCCGGCCTTCAAGGCCTGTAGCTGCGCCTGTCCTTGCTGAAGGGCGATCTCCGTCTGCGTCAGCGCCGTCGGGCGCGGCACGCCGTTGTCTGGGATGGCGGCGTCAGGCTTCGACAGAGCCGGAAGCGGCTTCCGATACTGCAGGAACTTCACCTTGCAGCTCCACACGCCGTAGCCGTCGTTCAGAACGGGCGTGATGGTCTTCACGACGACGCTCGAGACCCCGAGCTCCTTCAGCTCGGGGTGGTCAATCCCGAGTGCGAGGCCCGTAGGTGATCCGGTGACCGCGACGAGCGGCTTCTTTAGATACGTAGTTCGAAAAAGCTTGAACGCCTGGTAGTCCAGCGGATCCCAAAACTCGATGAGGAACTCTGGCTCGACGAGTGGATCGCCGATCGGAACAACCGTCGCGCCCGTCATCGCCGTTGCCTGGCGAATCTGCCAGCCGTACTCCTTGTCCCCTTTCTGAAGGGTCCACTTGCCAGGCGCGGGAAGGCCGGCGACCGTGATCGTATCCGCCACTGGAAAGCCGCCCACCACTGGGGGCAGAGCGTTCCAAAGTGAAGAGCCGTCCTGCTCGATGAGCAGACACCCGATCGTGAACTCCGTGACGAGCGGACCGATCCCCTCCTCGTGCGCGAGCTTCTCGCCGAGCACTCGGCACGAAGCGAAGACCGTCGACGTCGTCACGAGCTCCGGCGAGTCGCGTCCGTCGAGCTGCAGGCCGAGCGTGAAGAGCGCCTGGCCGTACGAGCCGCTCGGGACGGCCGCCGCCTTGGTCTGCAGGTACGCCTTGAAGTTGACCGCCGCGTCTCGGAGCATCCGCACCGGGAAAGTCGCGATCTGATACCGGCCTTGCGACATGCCCAGGGGAGGGCTGTCCTGGGTATTGCTGTAGACGACCCGCGTCTCGAGCCGCTCCTCGTAGTCGATGCCGGTCCAGCTCTCGGTCGCCATGCCGTCGACGGTGAGCGCCGCGCTGTTCCACCCGTACGTGCGTGCGTTCACGCGCACGACGTCGATGAGGGAGGGGGCGGTCATGTGGCCGGCTCGACCTGAACGGGAATGCCAGCACTGACGAGGGCGTCCTCGACCGCCTTGGTGATCTTCGCGAGGAAGCTCGGCTCGACCATCGCGTCGGCACCGGCCTTGCTCTCCGCGTGCAGGTGGAGCTCGACGTGCGCCGTGGCCTTTCCGCCACTCCCGCCGCCACCGCTTGACGCCGGCGCGGTGGGCGCGAGCTTGTCGGCCGCGGCCTGAACGCCGCTCACGCTCTTCTCGACGCCGCGCTCGTAGCCCTCCCCGGTGTCCTGGCCGTAGCCCTCGAAGACCTTTGACGGAGACTTGATCCCGAGCTTCGACTCGAAGGCCTCGAGCATCGAGCCTCCCAGGTCTAGAATCGCCTCGACGACGCTCCCCTTGCCCCCGGTGATGCCGTCGACCAGGCCGCGGACGATGGCGCCACCGATGTCGCTCCACCCGACGCCGAGAGAGCTCTTCACGCTCTCGACCGTGTCTTTCAACCCGTAGAAGCCCTTGCCAATGAGAATGATCCCAACCGTCAGCGCACGGACCATCGCAATCGCGCCGTCCGCTATGCCGTCGACGTAGGTGTCGATGAGCTTCATCGCGTCGGCCGTCGTGAGCAGGTCCTTCTGGTCGGCAAAGGCCGCTTGGATGGCGTTGCGCGCCTTGTAGAGCGCGATCTCGATTCGCAGAGCCCCGAGCTCGATGCGCTCGAAGGCCTCCTTGATGTACGGGGCCGAGCGCTGGAAGGCGGGGCCGAGCGTGTTGGCGATGTCCTCGATGAGACCCTTCAGCACGTCACCGGAGACCGTCGACTTGTCGAAGAGCATCGAGATCGACTCGACCGCGTCGAGGAACGGGCCGAAGTTGATCCCCGTGGTGAGCGCCTGGATCCGTTTGGCGAAGTTGCCGGCGATGTCGCCCAGGCGCTGCAGGGCGTTCAGCTGGCCGAAGCGCACCTCGGACGCCGTACGAAGCGCCGCGGCGAAGTCGTTCACGCTGACGCGGCCGCGCTGAAGGGCCGCCGTCGCCTCGGTCACCCCCACGTGCATCGACTTCGCCAGCGCGGCGCCGATGTCCTGGATCTTCAACCCCGTCCCTTGCAACTCGAAGGGGTTGATCTGGACGCGGCCGGTGTTCTTCGCGCGCGCCACCATCTCGGCGAGCTTGGCGCCTACCTCGTCGCCCATCGCGGCCGACGCCAGGGCCACGGCGTTGAACGTGTCGACCATCCCCTGGCCCGAGACGCGGGAGTTGTTCAGCGCCTTCACGGTGGCGCCGGCGAGCTTCTCGAGCTCGGCGCGCGGGGTGGCGACCTTGTTGGCCAGGGCGTCGAGCTGGTGACCGAGCGCGATCGCGTTCTTCTCGCTCCCAGTCCACGCCTCGCGCTGAAGCGCCATCTGCCGGTTGAGCAGGCCGCTCTGGAAGATCCACTGGACGAGGTCCGAGGTGGTGCTCACGATGGCGGCGCCGAGCTTGTAGACGGCGGCAATCGCGGCGACGGTCGCGACCGCGAAGAGCGCCATACGCCCCTCGCTCGTCGAGAGTGCCGACTTGAGCTTTTCGAACTTGCCGCCGAGCTCCTCGACGGGGCCGCCGGCCGCCTTGATCGAATCGCCTCGAAGCTTCGCCGACTCGGCCGCGGCCTTCTTCGTCTCCTCCGCGAGCTTCGCGTAGGTGGTGCCCTGCTTCAGGATGGCGAGGCTGGCGGAGCTGATCGAAGCGCGCTCGGCCTCGATCGCCGCCTTGAGCTTGTCCTTGGCGCCCTTCACTTCATCGGTGACGCCGCGGAGCTGCTTCAGCGAGTCGCCCATCTGACGGATGTTCGATTGCGAGCCCTGGATCGACGCGCGGAGGCGCTCGAGCGCGGCGGCCCCCTGGTCGCCGGTCTCTTTCGCGTTGGAGTCGACGCGGACGCTGTACGAAGCCGTTTTGTCCGCCATCGCTCGACTACCCTCCTCCCTGCACTGCCCCCAAGCCCTTCAGAATCGCTTTCAGGTACGCGAACCCCTCTAGGAACATGATCGCGCCCACCATCGCCCGCCGCTCCTCCTCGTCCTGGTCCGGCGCCTCTCGATCCGGCCCGTGAAGCGCCGCCCGGAGACACCAGGACGCGAAGAGGTCATCGCGCTCCGCCTCCTCGCGGAGCTCCGTTATTTTCCCCGCTCCGCTGCCTCGTTTCGACCGAGCATGGCGTGGAGCTCGTTGGCGAGATCGTAGATGAGGCCCGGGAACTTCTCGCAGAGCGCCAGAAACTCCGCACGCGCTGGCGACGCGACGCACGGCGTGACGAACTGTTGACTGTTCTCGAGCGTGATCTTGCCGTTCTTCGGATCGTCGATGGGCGCGCGAAACCGCTTCAGCATGACCATGCGGCCGAGTGCCGGAACCTCGAGGACGATGGGCCCGGCGGCGCCGCCGTCGACGACCTTGAAGTCGACCCCCTCCTCGCCGCCCTTCTCGGAGTACTCGGCACGCTTCTCGAGCATGGCCAGCTCGCGCAGCTGGGTCGTCTCGTCCTTCTTGGCGTCCGCCTTCGCGATCTTCGCGAGAGCGTCCGCTCGCCGTGCCGCGAGCGGATCGAGCGTCTCTCTGTCTTCGACCATGGCGTTTCCTTTCCTGGGCTCAGATGAGATCGCGAACGACGGACCAGAAGGGGATCCCGTTCTCGACCATGCTGAGCGTGGCGATATCGAGCTCGGTCACGAGCTCCTTGATTCCCTCTTCGCGCGCCTCGCGGCGCCCGGTGATCTTGCACGGCGTGAAGACCGCGGTGATGGGCACCATCCCGACGATGGGCTCGACCGCCTGCATCGAGAAGGTCCAGAGCGGGTCGCCGAAGCTTCCCAGCCCAGGCGACCCGAGCATGAGGCCGATCGGGCCCAGGCCCATCGCTTGTTGGACGACCGACCAGGTGTCCTTCAGCATGCGGATCTTGAACGCGGGCACCGTGTACTTGCCATTGCCCGCGAAGGCGACGGGCCGGCCACTTTGCTTGGCCGCGTGCACGACGGCGATCTCGAGTTTCTCCTCGAAGTCGACGGCGACGATGCCCTCTATCCCGAGGCCGTCCATCTGAAAGATCGAGGAGCCCCACGCGTACGTGCGCTGATTGATTCGGACGAAGCTGTCGATGGCTGCCATGGTCGCGGCTCCTTCAGACCGACGTCGCGAAGGACGTGGTGACGACGAATTTCTTGATGTACTCGAGGCCCACGATCTGGACCTGGCCGGTGACCGTGGAGTCGGAGTTGCTCGAGAGGTTGTCGGTTCTCGAGAGCGTGAAGAGGACCTGATTGACCTGGCCCTTCATCGGCTGGGCGAGCGCCGCGTTGACGAGGCCCTCGATGCGCTGCGCGTCCTTCTCCTGGATGTAGACCTGGCCCGTGATGGGGTCGGCCGGCTTCTTCCCGACCCCGATCGAGAGGAGAGTCGTGAGCACCTGGTAGGCAATGCCGCACGCGACGTTCATCGTGCGGACGTGCTGCAGCCACACGTAGTCGCTGCCATTGGGCGACAGGACGTTCGCGTCGGTGATGTAGACGCCTTGCGGGCCGCCGGGGGCGAAGCTCCGGAGCGTCACGAGGCGCTGCGAATCAAGGTTGGGGTAGAGATCCTCGTCGTGCCAGAGCGGGTTGCCGTTGCCGTCAGCAATGCTGGCGCCGGTGAGCGGCCCGCGACCGACGTATGCGGGGTCCTCGCCGATCGGGATGAGCATGGCCCGCGCGGCCAGGAAGAGCGCCGTCGGCCGCGGCTGACTCCAGCCGGTCATGGTGGAGGTGAGCGCCGCCGCGTCGGCCCCGACGCAGACCCGAATCGAGGCCAGTGCCTGAGTCGCCGCGATGATGGCCGTGGCGTACGCCGCCTCGGTCTCCCCGGTCGGCGCCGGCTGGATCTTGTGGCGGTAGTTCAGCAGCGCGAAGTGAAACTGGCCAACGGCCTCGAGGCCCTGAAGCCACGTGTCGACGAGTCCTACGGTCGACGTTCCGAGCGTGCAGTCGATGAGCACGCCCTCCCAGGGCAGGCGCGTGATGCGGAGCCCCTCGAGGGCGCTCGCCAGGTCGACGTCGGTGTTGAGCGGCCGCGTCGTGAAGGTCTGCGCGTTGTCGCCGGGCAGATAGGTGGCGCTGCTCGACCCGAAGTTGATGGTCACGCCGGAGGCGGAGTTCGGTCCGGCCGGGATCGCGAAGGTGGTCGCCGTCCCCAGCGCGGTCACTCCTGATAACGTCTGGCCGTCCAATGTGTATTGGAACGTGATCCCGGCGGTCCCAAGCGCCCCGCCGGCGACGATGACGAAGCCCGGCGCGTACTCGTCCACCGGCGTGCCCGTGAACGTTGGTGAGGCCGAGCCCGCGACGCTCTTGGTCAATGGGCCGACGATGGTGCCCGCGGTCGAGGCCGCACCCTTCACCGCGACAACGGGATTCTCTCCGGCCTGAAGGCAGTACGAGCCGTACTGGACCAGCGGCCCCTCGCCGACGTCGTCGAAGAGGAGATCGTCGCGCAGGTAGCTCCCCGCGACATTGGCATTCCCGGCGGCGCTGGCCGCGATGATCGCCATGATGCCGACGCTCGACGGCTTGACGACGCCAGTCTGGAAATCGGCCTTCTTGATCTGGACTGAAGGGAGCATCGAGAGACCTCGTCAGCTGGCGGGATTGCGTTCGATGGTCGGGGTGACGACCACAGTCGGGATCGGGGCGTCGTACATGGGCCCCTTGTGGAGGAAGTAGAGGATGAACTCGCGTCCGAACGACTGCTCGACGGGCGGCGCCACGATGAGACTGTCCTGCATCTCGATATCGGCGAGTCCCACGTTGAGGCCCGACACCGGGTCGATCCCGTTATGCATGGCCTGGAACGTGGCCTCGACCAGGTTCTCGAGCGCGGCCAGCTGCAGCTCGTCGTTCGAAGTGTCGGTAGTGTCCACGGCCCACACGGAGAGGGAGACGATGCGCTCCCACGAGAGCAGGCGGCGTGGGTTGGCATTCGCACCAAGCGGCTTTCCCGCGTTGCCGAACTTCGGCTGGTAGAAGGTCCCGCCGTCGACGACTTTCGGCGGCGCCGGCGACGTCGGATCGATCTTGCCGGGGATGAACGAGACGCGGTTGGCCCCACCCGGGCCCTGATTGACGTTGAAGGTCCGGTAGCGCCACCCGACCGGCGTCACGGTCGTCGTGACTCCAATCGTCGGCAGGTACGCGCGCACCGCGTCCGAGAGCGCAATGAGCCCGGACCGGTTCACGACTTCGCCCCCGAGGTGAGCTCGTCGAAGGCCTGCGCGCTGGCTTTGTCGAGGGCATTGCCGACCACGGTCGGGAGCATGCCGCCGGCGTCGGGGATAACGGCGCGACGTGGCTCGCCGCGCGTCCCGTAGTGGTGAAAGACGTCCGGTCCCGTCAGCGTCTGCTTCACGACCGGGCCAAACGCGCGCGTCTGGATATGGCTGGCTGCGTTGGCCATGGCGCGTCGGCCGGTCTTCGTCGGTGCCCACGGTTTGCCTTCGGGCGACTGGCCGGCGCCAGCGGTCTGCTTCACGGCCTGGTCGAGCAGCGGCGCGGCGATCTTCGCCGTGCGCTCGTCGATGGTGCCGAGCGAGTGGAACGCGTCGATCATCTCGTCGAGGCCGCTCATGGGCCGGTCCCCCGGCCGCGCGCGTCTTCCGCGCGACCCGTATTGGCCTCGATGTCCGTCCACGCGTAAGGCGACGTCTCGGAGTACCCGAGAGGGCCGCCGGTGGTGACGGCGGAGTCGGCGTCCTCGCAGGCAGGAAGATCGAAGAGCCCCTCTTTCGAATCCGCCGCCTCCTTGAGCTCCGCCATCGCCGTGGTGAGCGCCTCGACGCAAAGCGCGATCATCGGGTCCTGTGGGTTCACCCCGCGCTTCTGGTAGTCGTCGACCGTGACCATCGCGACGATCCACCCGAGGACGGTCTCCGGGACCGGAGTCGACGCCAGGTAGACGTTGTCGGCCGAGTACTCGCCGACGGGGAACGCCGCCTGCATTCCCGTCGCGCCGAGCGTCACCATGAGCGCCGTCGGGATGCCCTGGCCGGTGTAGACGTTGTCGGCGCTGTAGGTGCCGGCTGGGAATGCCGCCACGAGCCCGGTGGCGCCCAGGGGGACGCTAGCCGCCGTCGAGAGACCCTGGCCTGTATATACGTTGTCCGTCGCGTAGAGAGCGGCGGGGAAGGCCGCCGTCAGCCCGCTCGCGCCCAGGGGGACCGCGGCGGCGGTGGGGACACCCGTGACGAACGTGGCGCCGCCGTCGAGGGAGTACTTCACCAGGGCCACGCCGAGGCCTCCCGCGGTCGTCACCTCGACGACCAGGTCGGCGGGGACTGCGAGGGAAGAGAGGCCCGAAACCGTCACCGGCGGGGGGCTCGTCCCGGAGCTCGCCAGCGCCGGGGCGATGGCCCAGCTCTCGCCCGCGTTGGATGAGTACTGGATCTTCGCGGTCCCGAGGGCGCCGGGAGTGACGACCTGGACGATCAGGTCATCGGGAAGCGCGAGCGCCGAGGCTCCGGACAGGGTGACGGGTGGCGGCGCGGTTCCCGCGGCGAGGGGTATCGCGCCGGTCGTCCACGTCTTGCCGCCGTCCGAGCTCCACTGGAAGGTCGCCGCGCCCACGGCGCCGGCGGCGACAATCGCCAGCGCCATCTCGAGGCAACCGAGTACCGGCCGACCCTGCAGGCCGACCGGCGGGGGGATGGTCCCCGCGGCCTCGAGGACGGGCGCCCTCTGGCCAAGAGGAAGCGAGTTACCGACGTTGGGGGCGTTCCCGTACCTCTTCCGGAGGCGAGCATTGACGTAACTCGACCTCACGGAGATCCGTTGTGCGGTGAAGCCGGGGAACGACGCCTCGACGAGCGCGACGTCCGTATCCGGCATCACCGTGCGGGACGTGAAGCCCGCGAGGTCGAGGTACGGGAACACGGCTGGCTGCTTCAGCTCGGGTCGGCGCGGAAGAGGGCGTACGGGTGGCCGAAGCCAGCCACGTTACGGCCCTGGACGTGCCACTCGAGGGTGCGAGCGCGGTCGAGGACCGCGTCGACGCCCGTGCCGCCGCCATCACCCGTGTAGTAGGTGATCTTGAACGGCTCGCGCTCGACGTACACCAGGGCGCCGAGCTGCGTCGAGGTCACCTGCTCGCAGGCGAGGTACCAGACGAGATCGGCGCTGACGCCCGATCCGGTGGTGGCGCCGGCGAACTCCTGGACCTCGATGGGCTGGAGGAATCCCCAGTTGTTGATGATGGCCTCGATGTCGCCCGAGCCGCCGCCGCTCGCTCCCGCCGCCTGGGCGATGTAGCGCGCGTTGGTAAGCTGCTGGGCGCGGGCGACGAGCCTCGGCGCGACCATGAGCCGACGCGGCTTCAGGAAGCGCGGGTGCTTGCCGTTCGGCATCTTGATCGATGCGATGTAGGCGATGGCGAGCTGAAGGTTTTTCAGCGCGACGTCGACCGTGACCGACTCGTCGATCGGGAGAGCGCCGGGGTACGAGCCCGAGGCCGCTCCGGTAAACCAGTTGTAGTACTTGCCGGACGCCGTTCGGAACTGGTTGACGGGGTGACCGTTGCCGCTGTTGATCGAGCCCGACCTGCTCGCGAAGTACTGCACGCCGTCGTAGGCGAGCGACGAGACGGTGGAGTTGTTGTCCCCCGTCCAGCTCGCGACGTCGCCGTTCAGGATCATCTGCGCGATCTTCTCTTGCGGGCGGTACGCCATGAGCGCGCCCATCTGAGCCGACCACTCGGCCGCGAAGTCGAAGCCGTTGCCGTCGTTGTCGGTGATCTGATTCTTCGTCAGCTCGAGACCGGCCGCGTCGTTCCGAACGTCGTACTCCTGGTACGTCGCCGCCATGTCGTCGAACTTGATGTCGCCGCCCGTCTTGCCGGCGTCGTAGATCCGCGCCGTCGAGAGGAGCCACGCGAGGATCTCTCGCTTCTTGCCGGTGTTGCGGACGCGCGCGACGTCCCTCCACCAGAGGTTGTCGCTCGCCACCATGCGCGCGAACTCGGTTTCGGTGATGCGATCCATCTCCGACTCGAAGTCGAAGAGGAAACTCGGCGTGAGAGCAGCCATGATCAGACCCCTTCCACTTCGAAGGCGACGCCAAGGATGGCGTCGACCGCGAGGATGGTGCCGGCCTTCGGAGCGTTGGTGCTCGTCGTCGAGACCGTTTGATTGTCGGCGTAGTAGCAAGTCGCGAAGAGGTTCGCGGACGTGATGCTTCCGTCGTTGGCGCGCCAGAGGATCGTCTTCTCCTTCAGGAAGTCGACGGTCACCGGGAGCGTGGTGTTGGTGTTGGCGGAGTTGTCGATCGTCTCCGCGAAGACGCCGAGCGCGAGGTCCGTCGAGCCGGCGTTGCTGGCGCCGGTGCGCGCATCACGGACCTGGCCGGCGTTGGTGCCGGCCGGCACGCCCATCGCGCTCGCGCCTTTGTAGACCTTCGTCGAGAAGGCCAGGGGGAACTCGAGGCGCCGAATGCGCTCCGAGGTGATCTGAACCTCCGCGGCTGCAGCGGTCACGAGGCACCACCCGTTCCCGCGCGCTGGGCATCGAGCCGGCGCGCGTGATCGAGATTGCTACTGATCGGCGGCCGGCCGACCGCGGGCGAAGCCTTGCGCTTCGCGAGGATCTTCAAGGCTTCCGCCTTGTCGGTGGTCGGATAGACCTTCTCGTTGCGGCTCGCCTTGATGCCGTCTCCCCAGTGCGGGGTCGATGGCGTGGTCTGTCGACCGAAGCGCTCGGCGAGCTCCTCGGCGTCGTGACCGGTGAGCTTCGAGGCGCGCACCTCCTCGGTCCCCGAGTGGGAGCCGCGCGTGGCCTGGACCTTCGCGGCCGCGGCCGTGTCGAGGACAGGCGCCTCGATGAGGTCGACGAGCGTCTGGACTTCCTTCGGATCGCTCTTGGTCCGAAGGTGAGCGAGCTGCTTCTCGGTGAGGTCGGGGCGCACGGCTAGGATCGCCTCGATCTCGCCTTTGGCCTTGACCGTCTCGAGCTCCAAGAGGCGCTTGCCCTGGTCGCCGATGGTCTTCAGGAGATCGGCCTCGACCTTGGTCGCCGCCACGGCCGCCTTTGCAGCCTCCTCCTTCGGGGGATCTTCACCGGCTTTCTTCTCCTCCTTCGGCTCCTCCTTGGGAGTCTCCGCGCCGGCCTTCTTCTCCTCCTTGGGGTCGTCCTTCTTGGGCTCTTCGCCCTCATCGAGGGACGCCGCCTTGTAGGCCTTCCAGGCCTTCTTTTCGAGCTCGCTCATCTTGGCGATGCTCTCCCGCGCTTCCTTCTTCTTGTCGTCGTCGTCGCCGAAGAGCGCCGCCGCGATCGCTTTCATATCCATGGTTCGTGTGCCTCGATTTGCGGTTGCGGTTGCGAGCGCGGTGACAGACCACGTCGCGGGGTTGTTTGTGAGAGCGGTGTTCGCGTAGCTGACGATCTCGCCGGTCTTCTTCGCGACGTCGTACGCCGGCGAGAAGTACCGCCACTCGGGAGGGTCCTTCGTGAGGCCGCCGCGCACCGCGTCGGTCCACTGCACGTCAACGGCCCACAGCTCGCCGGCGCGCACGTCGAGCCGGTGCCAGCCGACTGCTTTTCGCGATTCCGGAGGAGCGTCCGGCGATAGCGACATGTGGTCGACGTCGATCGAATAGAGATTTCCGCGCGCAGCCTGCTCGGCGAGAAGCTTCTTCCCGCTCTCGGGGCTGAAGACATGCACGCCGTGGTCGGTGACGTTCGGACCGGCCTTCCAGATCCGGAAGGCGACGGGGCTACCGTCGGCACCGCGCTCGACGCCGTCGCCGGCGTTCAGCGCGGCGAGGATGCTGCCGAGTACTCGGACGAGCATCATGCGGCCTCCCGTCGAAGAGGCGATTCGGGGTGGCGCGCGAGCAGGCGGGCCTTTGCCGCGGCGATGTCATCGCGAAGCGTCGCCGGCGCGCTCTCCTCGAGGGGCCGGTACGGCGTCGGCTCGGCGCTCCCGTTGCTGTCGCCCTTGATCGGAATCCCGAAGCGAGTGGTGAATTCCGTGATGTCGAGCTCGAGCCCGTACGACTGGAGGACCTTGCCGAGCGCCTCGATGGCGACGGCCGCCGTGGAGATCGAATTCGCCTCGGCTGCCAGATCCTTCGGCCGAGAGATGTCCCACTCGACGACGGGCCCGGTCGCAATGGCGCTCGGCCCTCGGGTCTTTGCGACCCAGGGCGGAAGGATCTGCGTATTGACCGTGTACGCCAGCTGCTCGGCGACGTCTTTGATGATGTCCGAGCGGATCGAGCGGTGGATGTCGGAGTTGCTGAAGCCCGCGCCGCCGTCGACCGTCACCACCTGGCCGGCAATCGAGACGGCGAACTCGCGGTCGCTCGTGTCGATCTCTTCCTGGAAGACCTTATGTCCCTCGCCGCCCGTCTCGAGGACCTCGGCGCGCCACCCGGGCGGAAGCGCGAAGACGGTATTCGTCCCCCACGCCATGAGCTTTTTCAGGAATGAGTCGCGCTCCTTCTCGGTCGAGCCCTGCGCCGCGTACGCGACGCGCGCCGGGTTCGCCATCTTCGCGCTGTAGTTGGAGCGGTGGAGGAGCGCGTGCTCCTTGTTGATGAACGACCGACCGAGCGACGGCCAGCGACCAGAGAGCCACGGAGCGATGCGGCCGCCGGGCGTGTGCAACACCCACCGTCCGTCGCCGGGGGTGATCGGGAGCATCCCCGCGACGCTGGTGTAGTACCAGCGGTTCTCGACCCAGCGATACCGGAGAAACTCCGGCTCGAGCCGCACGAAGAGCGGGAAGTCGCGCCCGGGCACCGGCACGAGCTCGCCGACGGCGACGCCGAGCTCGTAGCCGTCGCCGGCGAAGAGCGCGAGCTCGCTCGGCGGCATCATGTCGTCGAACACGCTGCGCGTGCCGTTGCGCGCCTTCAGGCGCGCCACCGACTGCTCGTCGCCGTAGTACTTCTTCGGCAGTCGAACGAGGCCGCTGGTGAGCGTCCCCATGAGCCCCGAGATCACGCCGTCGCGGCGCATCGCGCGGCACAGCTGGGCGGCCGGCATCAAGTTGCCCGCGTCGGCCTGATACTGCGCGCTCTCGAGGTCCGCGAGGTACCAACGAAGAAACGTCGTCGGCTGCAGCGCGAGGTTGCCGCCGAGCGTCTCGCGGATTCTCTCGACTCCCGGATCGTCGAGCTCGGGGCCGTATCCCTTCGCCGGCGTGTACGCGCTCACCCCCAGAAGGGCGTTGATCACGTCCGCCGAGAGGGTGCGCCAGGAACGATCCGCCGCCACACACGACCAGTTACGGGTGCCGATTTCCCTTGTCGATCTTGTTCGTTTCGTGCCAGCCGAACCGAACGTGCGCTATGTTTCAGGAGATGAATCGACGCGACCGTTTACGGCTTTCCGCCGAATCCGAGCTGGACGTCCGCACGATCGACCGCGCCGAGCAGGAGGGGATCAAAGCCCTCCGTTCCGAGTGCGATCGCGAACGATTGAAGAAGGCTGCCGCGCGACTCCGGATCGCGCTCCCGGAATCCAAGTAGGACCTATCTAGACCCTACTTATCGTCGGAAAGCCGCCATTCCCGAGAATGGATCGAAGGTCCTCTCGGCCGGCGCTTCGTGCGGATCGATGGCCGGCGCATTCTCGGCGGGGTCGGTCGCCGTCGCCGGCGCCAGCCTCTCCCCCCACGCCGAGAGCGCGAGCGCGTCCGCGCGATCGGGCGAGCGCCCGAGCTCCTTCTTGATCTTCAGCTTGTCGACCAGGCGGTTGCGGTCCTCGATCCGCCGCTCCTCCCACCGGAATCCCTGATTGAGATCGACGGCGAGTTTCGTGTCCTCCGGTATGGCTCCTCCCTGGCGAATCCAATCGGCGAGGTTCGCCGCAAGCTCGTCGCGAATCTTGTCGTACGACAGCGGGTCACGCACCGCCTTGTCACTCGCGAAGAGCCCGACCAAGACGAAGGGGGGCGCTTTCCAATGCTCCTCGAGGTACGCGCGGAAGACGCGATAGACGCGCGCGCCATCCTCGCCGCCACGGTCGATGATGACGCGCGTCTCGCCTTCGACGAGCGGAGCGCCGTAGCGGGCAATCATGCCGAGCGCTTCAATCAGGTAGCCATCGGCCGACAGGCCCCGGACCGTCCGAACGTCGAGCGCCTTGTATCCTCGCCGCGCCGAGAACGCTCCCTCGTCGCCGGCGCCGCTCTCGCCGGCGACGTCGATCCCAAGGTGAAGGGGCCCCGTCGCCTTCGTCGCTGCCCAGCGCTTCGTTGCCTCGACGACGGCGTGCACGCTGAAGACGGTTCCCGTCGAGCGCTTCGGGAAGTCGCCGTCGACGTGCACGGTCACGAAGTCGGACCCCTCGCCATACTTCGCGACCATCATCTCGACCCACTCGCGTGTCGCGAGCCCCGGGACGACGATCCTTCCGACCACGACGTTGGGCGTGAGCCTGCTCGAGCGCGTCAGAGTGCGCCACGCGCCCGACTCTTCGTGAAAGGCGCGGAAGAACTGCCCGGCGAGCTTCGTCGGGTTGCTGATCAGCACCAGCCGACCCACAACGCAGCCGCCCATGTTTCCGTCGATGGCCTCGAAGTAGAAGTCATCGATCGCGCTCGCCTCGTCGGCGATGTTGAGCTGGTAGAGGCCCGAGACGCCGGCAATGCCTTCCGCCTCTCGCGCCGTGTAGCCGACGAGCTCGCGGAAGTCGGCGCTCTTCAGCCCCGTCCGTGCGAGCTGGCCGGGTTCATCCTCGATCACCGCCGAATGTGGGCACGGCCGCGGGCCGTCGGGGTTGTCTCTCTTGCAGTCGACGCACCGACCGTGCCCCGCAAGCAGGATCCGCACTTCGCGCCAGAAGATGTCGTCGACCTGGTCGGCCGTCGTGGCCGTGAATCGAACACGCGCGCCGGGGAAGGCGCAGAAGAACGCGAGCGCCAAGATCCCGACGGAGAAGTCCTTTCCGACCTTGCGGCCGCCCTTGAAGGCGGTGTGCGAGTGGTCACGTACCGCCTCGAGGACCTCGACCTGGTCCTCGGCGCCAGGATAGTCCTCGGCGCGGGTGGGGGCGACGCCCAGGATGCGGCGCGCGAACTCCTCCGGGTGGTCCCACCAGTACGGGTCCGGAAACCCGCACGCGCCCGGGACAGCGGCCCGGCGGCGCGCGTGCTCGGCGCGGAGCCGCGCGGCGATGTATGCCCTCGGCGAGGCCGGTCCCGCGACGGCCGCACCCTTCGCGGCGCGCTTCTCCTCGCGGGACCTGCTCGGTGTGGTCACGTCGCCGGCGGCGCTGCCCTGTCCCCCTCAACGCGGTACAGGCCGAAGCTCGCTACGTTGCCGGCGAAGGCGTGCGTGCCATGGTGGGTCGCGGGCGACCCCGGTCCGAAGTACGCGTGCACCTTGATCCCGATGGCGCGCGCCCTTTCGAGGAAGGCGACGTCGTCGTGCACCAGCTTGCGATCGCGGAGCTTCACCATGAAGAGCAGGACCAGGGGTGCTCGGACGCCCTCGAGCTCGTCGTCGATCTCGAGCTCGCCGCGGTAGGCCTCGATCATCCGCTCGAAGACCGTGCGCCGGATCACGCTGCAGCCGATGGGCATCGACTCGACTTCGACACACCCATCGGCCTCGCCCTTCTCGAGCAGGTACGCGCCTAGCTCGTCGATCGCCTTGAACTTCGGAGCGTCGGGCAGGAGCTTCATGTCGTAGCGGTACGCGCGGGATTCGGGCGGACGACCCAGGGGATCGTGCTGGGCGACGCTCTCGAAGTGTACGCCGTCCCGCCGCGGGTACGGAGCGCACACGATGTCCTTTCCGGCCATCACGGCCGCGACCATGCGGCGGATCATGCCGCTCTCGCAGGATACGTCACCGTCGACCTGGATCCCGACGTCCGAGCCCGACTCGACGACGGCGCGCGCGTGACGCGATCGCGTCAGCACCAGCGTCTCCTGTAGCGACTTCAGGGCGACGACATCGGTCGGGTCGAGCAGCTCGATCGCCTCATCGTGCACCAGCTGAATCATCGAACGCTGATGCTCGGGCGCAGGCTTGCCGCGGATGGGTGTGCACACGAGCGCGGTCGCCAGCGCCTTGAAGTCGTGGCGGCCGCGCTCTGCGTGCGCCAGGCGACGGAGCTCGCTCGCGCCCGTGTCTACCCGCGCTCGCTGGAAGTCGGCTGTCGTGAAACCCTCGACCCACTTCAGCGCGAGAAGCGGCGTGGCGTCGTAGAACCGGCCGAGGTGAGGGATCGCGGCTCGACGAAGGACGTCCCCGGGGTGCTTGAACTGGTCACCGCACCACCAGGCCGGCACCTCGAGATCCGCCGGCGTCCAGCGCTTCAGGGCATTGCCGAGGTCCCCGTCCCATCGCACCGTCGCGACGCGGTTTGGGTGGTCGTCGTTACCCCACACGCTTTGCATCGAGACGTCGTGGTCGACGATGGTCGGGATCGGATGGTAGATGCGCCGGCCGGTCGCGAGGCACCACACGCCGAGAAGCGTGTCCTCCGTCAGCTCCGGGAGGTTCTTCGGCGGCACGGGCTTACGCCACCCGGCGCGCAGCTGCGTCCCGCGCCAGATCAGGAAGTCGAAGAGCGCCGAGCGACGGACGACGTAGCCGACGCCGATCAGGGCGTCGGCCGTGGTGAAGAGCCGCACGCCTTCCCGCGCGAGCGACGGCGCCGCGCGGTGCGGCACCTGGAGGCCTACCACGTCGGCGTCCTCGGGCAGCGCCTCGAGGATGGCGTGGAGGGCCGGCCAGAAGTTCGGAGCGACGAGCGCGTCCTCCTGGAGCTGAAGACACCACTCCGCCGAGGTCGTTGAGAGCCACTCCCACACCTTCTCGCTCCACTCATCGTTGGGCGCCCTATCGGTGAACTCGCGGTACGGCATGAGCAGCCGGTTTGCCTTCTCGTCCTGCGACACTCCGAGAGCGGCGCGGAGCCGGTTCATGCTCTCGACCCGCTCAGGGATCCAGGGGCACCAGGGCACGGCCAGGGCGATGGTCACTACGGAGCTACGTCCGGTCGTCATGGCTGCCTCACTTCCCACACGGTCCGCGTCGGGCGCCCGATCGGGTTGTCGTCACCCTCGGCGCCGTGCGGGTTGAAGAACTCGTCGACGGCTCGGACGACGCCCGGCCAGTCCTCGAAGCAGTAGTCGTGACCTGCGATGAAGCCGCCTGTCTTCACCTTCGGCGCCCACGCGGCCAGGTGCTCGAGCATCCCCTTCTCCTCGTGGTCGGAGTCGATGAAGACGCCCGCGAGCTCGTCGTCGCGAAACAGGCGTGCCGCTCGAGCGCCCTCGAAGCTGACGACCTTCACCATGTCGATCTCCTGGGCGGTGATGCCGTTGAAGCGGTTCTCCGCCATCGTCTTCAGGAGCTGCTGGCGGAACTGGGGGCCCCGCCACCAGTCGATCGCGTAGAGCTCGACGTTCCGCTTGCCTAGTCCGAGGAGCTGCTCGGCGAGGTAGAAGATCGACCTGCCCGAGTGGACGCCCACCTCAACGACGATGTCCCCGTCGACCAGCTCTCCGGCGACGCGCGCGTAGAAGGGCAGAATGTCCTTCGACCATCCTGGGATCAGGGGGCGCCACTGGGCGTCCTCGATGTCGGGTAGCTGCGCGAGCGGCGCGCTCATCGCCGCCCCCTCTCTGGCTTGATCGTCTGCGCCTCGCGAAGCTGGGCTTCGAGATCGGCGATCCGTTTGGCGTTCGTGGCGCCGAGCTGCTCGAGCTCGTCGACGCGGGCCATGGTCACGCCGGCCGCCTCCAGATCGGAGAGCCTTTGCACGTTGAGCTTCAGGCCGTCCGCGGTGATCTGGTGCGCCCGTTGCTCATGGTCCAGCCGCGCGCGAAGGCGGCCGACCTCGTCGGGGTCGCCGTCGTACCCGAAGAGATCGGCCAGCTCCTCGGCCGTAGCCTTTGCGTCGACTGCCCGCGCCTTCCTCTCGCCGGCATTCGACGATGCCTGCAGCGCCGACGCCGCCGCGAACCGTACGAAGTCTTCTCGATCCTTCATGCTGCGTTCTCCTCTGCGGAGGGAGATCCCCCGCGTTCAATCCTCTCGAGCTCGGCGGCGACGGCCGCCATCGCGTCCGGGTAGGGCCCGAGCGCGCGAACGATGTCCTCGACGATTCGCCGGAAGCCCGGGAGCTTCACGATCTTCGAGTCGGGCATGGCATCCGCCTCCCCCGTCAGCTTCGCGAGCTCGCGCACCTGGGCGAGCGCAGAGCGCTGAAGGAGTCGGTGAGCCGTGGGGGTGAGGCGCTTGCCGTTGCGATCCTTGCCGCTCCGGATCGAGACGATGTCCTCGGCGATGAGCTCCTGAAGGAGCCGCACCGCTCCCATCGCCGAGGTCACCACCGGGGGCGGGACCGACGCCGGCGGGGGAGGCTTCGGGCGCTTCGCGGGCACGGCGCGGCGGGGGCGCTTGCGTTTCATGGCTTCGCCCGTCGGCAATGCAGGGGGCAGGACGTGCACGCTGCGCCCTTCGTCGCCGCCCGCTCCCGGGCGGCCTCGGCCTCGTGCATCCGCGCCAGGAGCTCCGTCGCCGACACCTCTCCGGGTGCCCCCTTGAGCGCCGCGGCCACCGCCCGCCACGCCGGCGTCTCCGCCTTGTAGATGGTCGCCTCGATGAAGCCGCTCATCGGGATCCACGCCGGCCGGAAGGGTTCGAGGATGGCCCGGAAATCGGCCAGAGTGTTCGGCCTCGTCGCGAGCAGCTCGGCGAGCCGCGACTCCGTTGCACGCTGCTCGAGCCGGTGGCCGCGCTGCTGGACCAGGTAGCTCGACCAGCCGCCGACACCGAAGGCGGCGGTCACGGCGAGGATGACCAGGCCGACGGCGAGCGGGGTCATCGCTCGATCGCCTTTCGTGCCCGGCGGGTCGCCCGGTTCTCCGCGACCGGCGGATTCGCCACGTCGTAGTCCACCAGGGCGCCGAAGAGCTTGCGCGCCCGCTCAGACTGGTGAGGGCCCAGCTTATGCGCGACGACCATCACCGCTCGCTCAAAGCCCGCTCGGCCGCGGCGGGCCAGGAGCGCCCGGAGCTCGAGCACCGTCGCGGGGTCACCTTCCTCGACGCGGTCCAGGAAGGCCGCGACGTCCGACATGTCGATGGTCATCGCGACACCGGAGCCAGGAGATCGGCGAGGGGAGGCACCCTGGCCTCCGTCGCACCACGGCCGTCACTCGCCGCCTGGAAGTGTCGCCCGTTGTGCCAGGCCCGCTCGATAGCGGCCCGGTGCCCGGCGCACGGGTCAAGGCCGGGGAGCGCGTCGCCGATGGTGCCGTCCTGGCGCGCGCCGTTGGCGTTGGTCCAGGCGCACTGGCACGCCGACGTCGGCCGGCCCCCCAACATCGAGTACGAGGGCGGACGCGGGGGCTCGATCGCGTCGAGCCGGGCCTTCAGCCCGAGGACCGCGCCTGCCAGGTCCCGGTGCTGAGTCGCGAGCTTCGCGAGCAGCGCCATAAGCTCCGTTATGAAGGCCTTGATCGCTTGGTCGCTCATCGTCAGCTCGTCCTCTTCGCGACGACCTTCGCCGGTACGAACGCGGTCGCGAACTCGGGTCCCGTCCTGCACGTCCGTGGATTGATCGTCGTGCACCATCACGCACTCCTTCGGCCGACCGTCGGGCCACCGGCCGACGAGCTTCAAGACGACGAGCCGATGCTCGACGCCGCGAATCGTTCGCGTGTTCATCCGCGCGGCCCTCCGGAATTTCGATCCGGACCTGACGCCCGGAGTTTTTTTCCGTG